GCTTCTGGCTTCACTGACGTTACTGAAGTTGGTTCCGATCTGGCAACCAAACTCACCGGTATGGTTGGTACGGTCTTCGGTTCACCCGTGATCGCTACTGATCAACTGGCTCAGAACCTTGGTGCTGCTGGTGCAGCAACTACGACTGCAGCTCTGGCTGTTTATATGCCGAACTATGTGGCTCCGCGTCTGCGTGGTGTCAACGTAGAAACCGACTACATCGTCAAAGAGCAGCGTACCGTACTGGTCGCAACTCAGTCTCTTGGCTTTAACGAGTTGGTTGCTAATTCTGGCGCTAACAAGCCTTCTATCCGCTGGCCCTTCCAGTAAGATAGAGTTTAAACTGGGAGAAATACTTCTTCTAGTTGGCCTGGGGCGGTACGCCGCCCCAAGTTTTTATGAGTTAATTTATGGCGGATTTAGTTACATTAAATGATTACAAGTCGGCAGAGGGCATCAACAGCCCTAAAGATGATAGCCGTCTGAACTTTATCATTCCCTCTGTGAGTCAACTCGTAAAAACTTATTGTGCAAATAGTTTTGTAGATTTCTACTCAACTAATAAAACTGAGACAATTTCTGTAAACTGGGAGACACATATTGTACAGTTAACAGAGAGTCCTATTGTTAGTATTGTATCTGTAGAAGAGAGAGATAACTATAGTCAAAGCTATAGTACTCTTACTACAGGAGCTCATGAGTATTATCTTGATGAAGCTACAGACTGTCTATATCGAACAACAGGACAAAGTTATAAAAACTGGGCTCGTGGCCCAGCATCAGTTCGTGTAGTGTATAAAGCAGGGTATGCGTCTCTGCCTTCTGATTTACAACTTGCAGTTTTTGATTTGATTACATACTACTTGAAAGATGAACACAAAGAGCGACGCTCTATTGCAGGCGCTAGTATTCAGAATCAATCAAGTTCAAGTCAGCGTAATAATGTGGCATTTCCAGATCACATAAAACGTGTACTTGATTTGTATAAGAACTTTTAATGAGTAGTTCAAAGTTAGGACAAGTAGCTCAATCAGCAATCGACGAACTTAAAAAAGATGTAAGAGGGGAAGAGCTTAACGTTCTGCCTTTTAACTTATTAGGATTTAATAAAAAAGTAGTTACGGGGGAGTTACTTTCTATTTTTTCAGCAGAAGTAGCAAATAATCCTATAGAAGCTACAGATGCAATAAACAATAGTTATGATCAGTTAATGGTTGCACTAAAAGCAGAGCAATCAAAACAAATAAGAAAAATGACACTAATAGAAAAAAGTGTTTTAACTACTCGTAGAGTTTCTTTTCAAGTAAAAAATAAACTAGATAATGCATTTATAGTTGGAAAATATACTTCATTATCTGGACTTAAAGGAAAAGGCGGTACTTTTGCAACAATAATTGAACAAAATTTTGATAAGTTAAAAAGTGATGATTTTGAAGAAAGACTGTCTCTGCTTGGAGGTTCGAATAAGCAAGCAGGGTTTCAGTTAGAACATGGAGGAGGAGCAGGCGCTGCTTCTTCTACAATTAAGGCATCGAGGGCAAAAAAAGCAGCTCTTGCAAAAGCCGAGCAGTTAGGTATGACTCGGCAAGAACGCACACAAATAGATACTTTATTTGCAGAGTATGAAAATGATATGCAAATAAGTTTAGATAGAGTTTACAAAATAAGTTCTACTTCAGGATTATTTAAAGTAGCAATTTCTCCTACTCTTTTATTTGGTAAATCTGTAGATAATCAATTAGCTCAAAAACTAGAGTCAAGATTTATAAACTACTTAAGAAAGGGTACTAAGTCAAGGGGAGGAGGATTACAAGGTATTATAGAATCTGAAGGCTCCCCTTCTGTTCCGGATGCTTTGGGGCAAACAATTGTAACTGCAGCGATTGGTAAAAAGCGCTCAAAAAAGAAAAAAGTCACAACAGAAAAACCGTTGAAAGCAACAGTAAGTGGAAAAAGCAAAGGCAAGTCTAAAAAAGTAGATTTAACACAAAAATCACAATTAACAGGTGTTGTAAACCCTAAAATATTTCCTAGGTCTTACAAACGGCGAGCCCCTTTAAAGAAACAAAAAGGGCCTTCGACAAAGCCTTTTGCTTTAATGGCTGAAATGAATAGACAGCTGCCTGCAGTTGTTGCAAAAAATATGGGTGCGCCAGGTTTAGAAAATCAAACAGGACGTTTTGCACGTAGTGTAAGAATTACAGATGTTGCAGAAACTACAGGAGGTTTTCCAAGTTTTGGATATACTTATCAAACAAACCCTTATCAAGTGTATGAACCGGGAAAGGGAAGAGCCCCTTGGGCTACAGCAGAAAGAGATCCTAGAAAACTTATAGATAGATCTATGCGAGAAATCGCAGCTCAATATGCAGTAGGAAGATTTTATACTAGGAGAGTATAGTGGCGGAAAAACCAGCACATAGACAGTATACTAGCCGCCGCGCAGGAATCACAGCAGCACTAGCTGAAAAAATAGCTTTAATCGATGGACGAGGAATATACCAAGGCGGTCATTATAAAGACCGATTTTTAAATGTAACAGTTCGATGCTATGTCAATCAAGATGACTCAGTAGAAGCCCTTGACGAGCTCTTAGAGGATGTAGAAACAGTTATAGAAGAAAATAGTAGATTGCGTTATTATGATCGTATGGGATTAGAGCAGTTTACTCAACAAATCACAGTTATCAGTATAGATACTGATGAAGGTGTATTAGATCCTTTAGGAGTTGGAGAATTACTACTAGAGGTTCGATACTAGAAAATGCTGGCACGAACAAACGTTCACGTCCATGCCTTTTCAAGACATAGGAGATAATCTATGGCAGATAAACTTTATTTTAGTCGCGACGCGAAAGTCTACGTCGAACTAACGGCTAATGATGGAGACTTTCAAGGTTTGTGGGAAATTCCTGTATTGGATGGCTTCAGTTTTTCTCAAAGCACTAATCAAACTGAGATTGGACTAACCGAAATGGAAAGCACAGGGGGAGTCAGCCGAAGAGGTCGACGTCTCTTTACTGACTCTTTGGCTCCCGCAGAATGGTCTTTCAGTACATATATGAGACCTACAACAATTGCTGCAAATAAAAACCATATGGTTGACCAAGTTCTCTGGGCAGCTATGGCAGGTGCAGATGAGTTTGCAGGAGACGGTGTTTCAGCTGCTCCAACCGCCGGAGCTTTAGCTGGAGACTATACTCGAAATTCTTCAGATAGAGCAAATACCGGAGGTCTTGTATTTGATGAAAAAGATGCAACTCTTCCATCCACAGGAGCTGCAAGCACCTCTGCAGGTCTTTTAACTTTTAAAGAGTCTAACAGAGCGACTCTTCCAAAATTAACACTTTACTTTGTATTTGAAACAGATACTACAAATCCCATGGTGTACAAGCTTACTAGTGCAATTGTAAATGAGTGCTCTATTGACTTTGATATTGATGGAATTGCAACCGCTAACTGGTCAGGTTTTGCAAAAGAAGTAACAGACTTGCAAACGTCTGGTCTTGTAACAGTAGACACTACTGCGCCAAGCTCTGGCTTTACCGATGTTTTCTTGGACAGTGATGATGATTTTACTCTTTCTGTTCCTGTTGATACATCTGGAAATGGTACTAATGATGCCTATAGAGCAGCAATTACAACGGGTGTAACATCTACAAATAACTTTATTCGTAATCGTTTGACTCAACTTGAAGTTCGAGGTCAAAACCCTGACGTTATGGAAGGTAAGCGAGTTGTTATCAGTAGTGAAAGCTCAGGTACTTTTACCTGCGCAGAAGCTCACGGGTTGAAAGCAGGTGATGTAGTTCGAATAAGCGGCCTTACTGGAACAGATGCAGCAAACTTTAACAATAAAAATGTATTTGTATTATCTACAGGTTTAACAACTACTGCATTTAAGGTTTCTTTAACTGCTGGAGGAAGTGCAATTTCAGGTACAGTCACAACTTCAGGCAGCCCCGTAGTTGATACAGGTATTTATAGCTTTACCCTAACAGGTGGAAACATTACTATTGGAAATAATGTAACATACCTCGTACCAGAAGAAATCGGTACAATTAATAAGCCAGTAGAGGGAGTCACCGGAGCGCGTGCAATTGGTGGAAACTTCACTTGTTATCTTGTATTCGATAATGCTACAGGCAATACTGGTGCTTCAGCAGACTTCTTCTCAGATCTTGTAGACCCACAAAAAGGTCTTACAAAAGTTGTTAACGAGTTTGATGTTACCTTCAAAGTTGGAGGCACTGTAGCTTCAACACCAAGAGTTTTCTTGAACTTTCCAAAAGTACACATTGATGTTCCTGTACACAGTATTGAAGATGTTATTTCTCTCGAATCTAACTTTGGTGCGTATACCGAAGATTTTGATACCGTAGATGAGTTCAATATGGAAGTACATGGCGTATCCGCATAATAAGTATATATTTACTAAAACCCGCTTCGGCGGGTTTTTTCTTTCCAGGTCATAAAAATAATTCTTGACATATCAGCTGACCTTCGCTATAATATGTGTTATAAATGTCCAATAACTTTTTAAGGAACACAACATGACCGATAAAACTCCTGTTTCTCTCGCGAGTCTTATGACTCCAAGTAAAACAGTAACTTTAGATTTTCCTGGCTATGAGGGTATGACAGTTGATCTTTGTTACTTAGCAAGAGAGGAGCTACTAAAGTTACGTAAAAGATGCGTAACAACTAAGTTTGATAGAAAAACACGACAACCGTTAGAAGAGCTGGACGAAGAAAAGTTTTTAGTAGAGTATTGTAAAGCAGTAATTAAAGGGTGGAAAGGACTTAAATACCGATACTTAGAAGAGCTTCTTTTGGTCGATATTTCTGAGCTTAAACCAGACGATTGTTTACCTTATACTCAAGAAAACTCAGAACTTCTTATGAAAAACTCTGCTGATATGGACACTTGGGTGACCGAAACGGTCGGTGATCTCGAAAATTTTACCAGCAGCAAGTAGCCGAAGTAAATAAGCTACTTGAACGTTACATAAGAGAGTCTGAGCAGCTAGATGTAGAAAAATATTTACGTTTATGTGAACAGTTAGGACAAGAACCCGACCCGACCAAAATGCCGCTCGAGCCTTCGGAATTTCCCGAAGAAGTTCAAGTGGCATTTTTTATGTTTTCCTGTCTTTCAGATAACTGGGACGGTATGTCAGGAACTTACTTAGGCAAAAACTGGGACAATTTAGAATATATATTTAAATTACATAATGTAGTAGATAGACAAGCAGTATTTTTATTTATGAAAATGCTTGAAGGACATCTTGTAAAATACAGAATGGAAGAAGCAGATAAAAAACGAAAAGCAGAAGAGCGAAAAGCAAAATCTGCAGGGGGTGGTAAAACTTACACCCATAATGTGCGTGGCTAATGGCAAAAAATAAGGTTTTTATAGACGTAGTAGTAGACGATGAGGGCACTACAAAACGTGTAGCCGTAAATGCAAAAAAACTAGGACTAGCCTTAGATAAAACTGGAGACTCTGCACTTACTGCTGATCGCAGAATGAAAGGTGCTTCTCAACAGTCTGCAAATGGCACTAAAAACTTTTCAAAAATGGCACAGGGCATCTCCGGAGGTCTTGTACCTGCCTATGCAACTCTTGCGGCTCAAGTATTTGCTGTAAGTGCTGCGTTTCAATTCTTAAAATCTGCAAGCGAAGTTAAAAATCTTATTGCTGGTCAAGAAGCATTAGGAGCAGCTACTGGTGTTGCTTTTAAAACTATAACTAACTCTATAAAAGAAGCTACTGATGGACAAATAAGTTATACTGAAGCAGCAAGAGCAGCAGCGATAGGTACTGCTGCAGGTTTAAGTCCTACTCAATTAGATAAATTAGGAAATGCCGCAAAAAATGCTTCTTTTGCACTGGGAAGAGACTTAACAGACTCTTTTAATCGACTTATTCGTGGTGTAACTAAAGCAGAACCAGAACTTTTAGATGAATTAGGTATTACACTTCGTTTGGCAGATGCCACAGAAGAGTATGCTAGAGTGCTCAATAAACCTGTAAAAGAATTAACACAGCTAGAACGAACGCAGGCTGTTGCAAATGATGTTTTAGAACAAGCAGAAAGAAAGTTTGGAGCCATTGAAAAGATTATGGATCCTACTGCAGCATCTTTAAATCAATTTTTAGTAAGTTTCGAGTCTTTAATTAACTCTATAAAAGTAGGAGTAGTAGGAGCACTTACTCCTATCTTTGATTTTTTATCGCAAAGAACGTTAAGTCTTACTGCAGCTCTTGGATTATTTGCTCTTCCAATTATTAAATCTATTTTACCTAGTTTTGACGACTGGAAAGAAAAGTCCAAAGAAACTTTTGATCTGCAACAAGATAAAATTAAAGAGCTAGACGAAGAATACGACGGACTACGAAAAACTCTTAAAAATTTAGATGCAGATAGAGACCAAGCGTTAAAAAATCAACAAGAAGATGCTGGAAGAGTTACAGATCAGTTGGGCCTTAAAAGAGGAAAAGCAGACGGAAGAGGCGCAGCAGACTTTTTAACAGGAGGAGCAACAAGTAGAACTGCTCAAGTAAACGCAGACAGAGTACTCAAGAATGCTGAAAAACAAATTCAGCAACATGGAGTAGTTATAACTGGAAAACTTAAGGGCGCAAATACAGTCCAAGTAGCAGATTTAAGAAGATCCTATGCTCAACGAGTGGCAATTTTAAAAGGGTACGAAAAACAACACGCGAGTACTTGGAAAAAAGCAACTCTAGATGTTAAAATGTATGTAGTTTCTGCAAGAAAATCATTGGCAGGTATTTCTGGCGGAATAGCACAAATGTCCGGAAGAGTTGCAGGAATGGTTAGTAGATTATTTTCTTTAGCAGGTTGGATAGGAATTGGATTACTGTTGGTAGATGTTTTTAAACAGATGGCGGAAGCTTTATTTCCTGTTGATTCTGCTGTAGCTGCTTTAAATGCCCGAGCAGATGAAATGTCTGAAAAATTACAAACGCTAAATGAAGAATTAGAAAAAACTGCACAAGTGCAAGCAGCCCCTAATCTTTTAACCGCTTCGGAAAGAATTATAGCTGCTGGAAATGCTTTTCAATCAGCAGATTTAGTAAATAAATTTAAAGAACTTGGTAGCTTAAGAGAGGCAGATTCATTTGATGAAGTTAATGACAATCTACAAAATACTATAACTGCTTTAGGTAGGATAAGTCCTGAATTTGCTGAGGCAGCAAAAAATGTAAAAGATTTTACAGACTCTACACAAACAGACCCACTTGTTGCCTTAGCACAAAAAATTATGAATGCAGGAGCATCTACTACTGCATTTCGTCAAAATCTTTTAGATGTAGAAGCACAAATGCTAGCATTAGGAAATGTTGGCGGAAAAGCCTTAGATCCAACAGTTCTACTGATGCAAGCCCTTAATAAAGAAACCACTGACTTAGCGCAAGAGCAAGAAGCATTAGAAGTGATCTCCGCAAGGTCACAAGAAGCAGCGGCAGTTGCAGTGGAAAGAAGAGCGGCCGCGGAAGAAAAACTTGCTGCAGCACGTAAAAGACTTCCAAAAGCGCAGGCAGGTGCCTCTGCCGTCACCAACGTCAAAGGAAAAGCACTAAGAGATGTAGAAGCAGAAATAGCTCTTCAGACGGCGATAATAAATACTCAGGATGCAATAATCGCTCAAGGAGAAGCAGATAAAAACTCACGTGATGCGGGCGCAAAAGCTGTTGAATTAAATAAAACTCGAATAAAGGCAACTGAGGCACTCGCAACTAAAATAGTAGAAATAAACGATGAGATAATGTCCAATGAAAGAAAGATTGCTAAAGAAAAAACTCTTGGTAGAACTGAAGAAGAAAAATTAGCAAATCTTGGGCTTGATAGACTATCTTCTACAAATAAAGTATTAGCTGCTGAGGATGCTGTAAATCGTGCTAAGTTTAGGCAAAATCAATTGGTAAAAGGTGCAGATGTTGCAGCTGATGCGGCGGCACAAACCGCGGTAGATAATGCGGAGCAGGCGGAGAACATAGCAAAGTCTCAAAATGAGTTTGAACAAATAAGAATTACTTTAATGGAAGAGCAGGTTCGTCTGGCAGAAAAAATTCGTTTAATACAACTAGCTGCTCTAGAAGAACAAACTCGACTTGCTAAAGCACAGCGAGAAGCAGATAGAACTGCTACGTTCTCTTCAAGTTTTATTGATGCAGGCAAAGCAAAACGAGAGTCCAGTCTAATCGAAGGAAGACAGGGAGTAGTTAGTGCAACCGCAAATGTAGCAGCGGCAGAAACTACTGTATCTGAGCTTGAAGCAGCAAGAGGCACAGATACATTTAACCCACAGGCCCTATCCCAAGCACAAGCAGATCTTGCAGCTAAACGAGAAGCCTTAGCTTTAGCAAGACAAGAATTAGATATAATAAAGCAAGCTGTACCAATACGTCTTGCAAATTTAGAAAGACAAATTCAAGAAAATGATTTAAAACTTCAAAATTTTTCTTTCAGTCCAGTAGAGCGAGCTGTCCAAGAAGAAATTATAGCATTAAAAGCTCAAGGTATTGAACTAACGGAGCAACAGACAGCAGCGCTTAGAAAGAGTCATCAAGCTTTGCATATGCAAAAAACAATACAAGAAGGTTTAGTAAATATTTCAAATACTATGGTTAGTTCCATGGAACAAGGAATAGAGGGCTTAATTTCGGGAACAATGACAGCAAAAGAAGCATTTCTTAGTATGGCAAAAGCTGTCCTTCAAGCAATCGCACAAATGATAGCAAAAATGTTGGTTGCACAGCTAGTTACATCCGCTCTATTTTCTAGTTTTGGATTTGCAGGTGGTGGAACAACTGGCGGCGCGCCCACCGGCGGTGGTGGTGGCTTTTCTGGGGGTGGGCGAATGTTCGCCAGATATGGCGGAGTAATGGATAGCTACTCACGTGGAGGAATTGCTACTGGCCGCGATGGAGGATATCCTGCAGTGCTTCATGGTACAGAGGCTGTAGTACCTCTTCCAAATAATCGTTCTATACCTGTTGACTTACAAGGAAATGCAGGCGGAACAAATAATGTAACTGTGAATGTTACCATGGCAGAAGGAACAGCAGATTCTAAAACTGCTTCTGGAGATAGTCAACAAGGTACAAATCTAGGAAATGCTATTGCACTCGCTGTACAGAAAGAGCTGCAAAATCAGAAACGTTCCGGCGGCATTCTCAATCCTTATGGAGCAGCATAATGGCAACTACAAGATATCAGTTTACACTAGCTCACACAGACTTAAATACTCTTTTAGGTGCTACTGATCCTGTTAGACAAAGTACAGATACTCGTATTATAGTTGCAGATAGAGGTTTAAACAGACAAATCGAATTTTCTCTTCTTATGGCAAAGTTTGGGGATGGATATGAACAAAGAGCAGTTGATGGAATTAATAGTAAACAGGAACTTTTTGGATTATCTTTTAAAAATAGAGATTATAAAGAAGCAAATTTAATTGCTGCTTTTTTTGATTTAAAAAGAGGTTCAAGTTTCGCTTTAGAGATTACTAACACAAAAGATGTAGAAAGTGCAAACCCTACAGATGTTCATGAAACGATAAAAGTAGTTTGTGAGGGGTACACTCTAAACTATGTTACTGATAGAGTAGCTTCTGTTACTTCAAATTTGCGAAGAGTATATGAGCCCTAAGTAAAATGACAGATTTAATTGATACAGTACAGAAAACAGCTTTAGATGATGCATTTATTGAATTGTTTGATGTAGAACTTAAATATAAAGACTCAAATGGAGCTGTTCAAACAGAACTGCTTCATTTAACTGATGGATTAGAGGATCCTAATGCGTTTAACTTATGGATGCCTTATGAAGAAACAGGTGGAACAACAACTTGGGCACAATATTTAGCTTGTCCCATACAAATAGAAGGAATTTCAATTGATAACGCGGGAGCAGCTTCTCGACCAACTTTAAATGTTGCAAACGTTGCTGCTATTGCAAGAATAACTGATTATGATGATACTTTAACTCCCTCTACAGCGCCTCATCCAGCACAAGAGGAAACAAATATTGATGCCATTCTTCAGGGATTGAATATTTCAAAAAATGAAGATATTTTAGGTTCTATAATAACTTATAGAAAAACTTTACTAAAAAATACTTTTATAAGGGCTAATGATAATAACACATATAGATGGTATCCATATGATCATCCCACAAAAACTGGAACGGGCACAGGAATTTATACGGAGAATCAAGCACCAACTGCAATAGAATTTCCAGAGCAAAAGTTTGTAATTGATAGAGTAGCCGGAGAAAATAACATATTAGTACAGTTTGAGTTAGCAAACCCTTTGGATGTACAAGGTTTGCAAGTTCCAAATCGATATGTTATAGGAAAATACTGTCCATGGGAATACAA